GCAGTAATCAAAGTATACGTAACAGACTCATCTGGCGATACTGTTGATATTGCATTGTCTGATCTAATATCTAACGGTGAAACTTATACGGCGGCTGATGCTTCTGTTACAATTAAAGAAATCCACTGGGGTTGTAAAGTCAATAAACACCTAGACGTTTCTAGGTGGGATGGAGTAGCACCACATGGACATTATTATTTGGTAAACTCAGGTTCATTAGAAATGAAAGGTTTCGTAGATAACGTGTATTCAGATAGAGATATACGAATTATCGGTGACGGACCTTTCCATTGCATAATGAAATTGACTAAGGTTAATGGTTACTCATAGAAAGATGGAGAACAAACATGTTGGGAAGATTATCAGCAGTATTGTTGGGAATTTTCCTGGCAGTACCAATTAATGCACAGGCAGAACAGTTCGTAATGCCGATTGGTTTGAGGTGTGACACAGATGCTAACAACATCATAGACATGGTTCAAACAAAATATGGCGAAATTCCTTTCGCTAGTTCACAAACTTTGGTACAAGTAGTACCACAGGGGGGATGGTTGCCTGGTGTTACTATGCAGTTTATCAATCCTTCGAGCGGTTCATTCAGTTTAATTATGATGGATGAGAACACAGGCGCAGGATGTCTGGTAATCGCAGGTCAAAAAATGACTGTCATCAAATAGTCATAAATACATATAACAGAAATACTTGGAGATTAGATTATGGGAATGATACGTGATCGTGGCCACGATGGTGGAAACACTTGGAGATGGTTAACAATAGAAAAACTAGTTCGACAGAATGGTTGGACTAAAGGTGCAGAACTTGGTGTATGGATGGGACAGACCTTCACACACCTCGTACGCACATGTAAGAACCTACACATGATTGGTGTAGATTTATACGCACCTCAACCTCAGAACAATGGTCCAGAGAAATGGACCGCAGGCGAGAACGGACATCCTTGGGATCATGAATCGTACTATAAACGCATGGCACAGTTCTGCGCACAGTACCCAGACCGAGCGTCCATCCACAAAGATTTCACAACAGAAGTCGCAAAGACTGTAGAAGACGAAAGTCTGGACTTTGTATTCATTGACGCTGATCATGGATATGAAGGATGCGCACGTGATATCGACGCATGGGCACCAAAAGTTCGTAAGGGTGGTTACGTCATGGGACATGACATTCACTTTGATACAGTTCTTAAAGCTGTGACAGAACGTTATGGTGACAACTACAATGTAGAAGATGACTTCGTTTGGTGGGTTGAGAAGTAAATGGCTCATCCAGATCACGATAAGTATCCAAGAGATACGACTGAAGAGGTAAAACTCACACAGGACTATCGTAAGTGGGTTTTCGATGGCATCTATCGTAACTTTGCGTGGAGACAACACGAGAACACAGAGTCTCGTAGCGGCGCAGGATCTGGAACTGACTATACAATAAACTTACGACATCATCTACCGATTATGTGTGAAAAGTTTAATATCAAAAGCATTTTAGACGCACCCTGTGGTGATTTTAACTGGATGAAGATCCTTTTAGATGATTATGACCTACATTATACAGGTGGTGACATCGTATCTGATATGATACAGGACAATAAAACTAAATATCCAGATTACAATTTTTTAGAGTTAGATGTTGTTGAAGACGATCTGCCTTATGCGGATCTATTCTTTTGTAGAGATCTGTTTTTTCACTTACAAACAGAACATTGTCAAAAGATTATCAAGAACTTCTTAGACTCTGGAATACCTTACATTTGTTTGACATCACATAAACATGTGGCAAGTTATCCAAACGCATATGTTAACGTGGGGGAGTTTAGATTGATAGACGTGTTTAGAGAACCGTTTAACTTTCCCCAAGACGTTCTATATAGATTTGATGACTCAGGTGAACAAGCAGGCAAATATCCCTCAAGGGACATGATACTATTAAAAAGAGAGCAACTGTTATGAATATCGAAAAGAAAATAACACAAATTTGGATTGGGCCAAAAGCCCCACCCCTTCAGTGGATGAATACTTGGAAAGAGAAACATCCAGAGTGGTCATATGAAATTTTCACAGACCAGATGTTACATGATCGTAAGTGGATGAACCAACACTTGATCGAACACTACTACAACACAAAGAAGTATCAAGGTGTTTCTGACCTCATTCGATACGAACTTCTTTTAGAAGGTGGTGGTTTCTTCCCAGAAGCAGACATGGAGTGTCTAGAAAACACAGATGAACTCTGGGTTAACGATCCTCATAAAGCATATACATGTTATGAAAACGAATTATATCGTGCGAGTAACGTACAACCTATTCTCGCATGTAATCCTGGCAACATGTTTGTTCGTCTATTGGTAGAAACATTACACCAAGTTCGTGCAGACCAACTTGCACCAGAACCATTCAGATCTACAGGAAACCAATTCCTTAGTGGTTTGATCCATGACAACATGTATCACTTGAAAATCTTCCCATCACATTTCTTCACTCCTAAGTTCTACGTTCGTGAAGCGAAACGTTATGATGGTCCAGATAAGGTTTACGCAGAACATCACTGGGGTTCTACAGGAATGCCTTGGACTTCTCAATACGCATCTGCAACTTAATGCATGGTGACAGGGGAAATATGTTAACCGTAAAGGTAATGGTTGTGACGGTGTTAGTATTACACCTCATAGTCATACCAATATGGATGTGGAGTTTAGGATTACATTGAATGTTTATATCACCCAAATACAAATTTATCTTTCTTAGAGTTCCGAAGACTGCATCAACCAGTCTTTCGGAATTCTTTATTAAAAACGTAGACGATCCAGACGCTATCTATACTGAAGTCGAGGATAGTAAAATTGCAGGTACTCTCTCTGATCAAAAACTTGAAGAGATTAGAGGAAAGCATGACGACTACCATCCGTTCAAACATCTTCACTTAAATCTAAATCAACTCGTCGAATACAACTTAGTTACTCCAGAACAAGTAAAGGACTATCGTTGCTTTGCCGTATTGAGAGATCCCATAGAACGTCAAAGAAGTTTCTATTACTTCTTTAAACGTTGGGATAAAGACCTAAAATCTAAACCATATAGTCTTAAAGAGTATAAGTATATGGCTCCACTAGGTTGGTTTGACGCAGATAAGGCGACAGGAGAGGATAACTCTAAACTCCTACAGTCTGACTTTTTGAAATTTGAAGGAAAAAATAATGGTGAATATTGGTTATATGAGAACTTGACAGAACATCTTACATCGTTTATGAATGAGTTAAACATACCAATAAACCATAAACTTCCGAATCACAAGTCGAATTACAGAGTAGATAAAATAGATGCAAGTAAAGAAATTCGTTTTGATTATGAATCTATTACGTCTATGAGAGATTACTTTGTCAATGACTTTAATTTATATACAGTAATAAAGAAGAAACATTATGCAGACACAACTCGCTTACATACTCCGAATTAATAAAGAGATATCAGAAGAATATGCACAAGCCGCAATGGACTCTTGTCATTGGGTTGGTATTAAATGGGAAACATTTGATGGTTGGTGTGATATCCCTGGCGTACTTGCATGGGCAAAATCTGATATTAATCTGACTATCAATGAGGGTAGACCTATTACTCTACCACCTGCAGACTATCCATATGAACCAAATGAGAATTTGAATGCTGCAGAGAAAGCTGAATGTTGTACAGTTGGACACGCCGCTATTTGGAAACTGATTGCAGAAGGTGAAGAGGATGTGGGTATCGTACTAGAACACGATGCACTCATGTTGACAGACATACCTATAGATATACCAGAGGGTAAGATTGTAGTGTTAGGATATAAATTACCAGATCCTTCTAGATACGATCACGAAAGAGCAGGACCTCCAACAGAGTTCATAGATATTGATGGACATGAAGGCGCACACGCATATGCAATGACGAAAGCGACTGCACGTACACTGGTAGATGAGATTGAAAATGGGGGTAGATTGGGGTGTGTAGATAACGCTTACTTTATCCTTAACCAGAGACGCACTAGTGTTCCTTTGTGTATTGCATCCCCCACTCCTGCTATTGGTTGGTTAAGACAATCAACTATTTGGGGTGGATCTGCATATAGAAACTATGAATTTATTGATTCCTTTCAACAGAATTACACTTGAATTATAAATAAACATATATTCAAATAAATTAGAGTACAATTATGGCTGATCTGACCGAAGTAGAAAAAGATAAAAACAAAAAGAAGCGGGATCTTGTCAAATTCAAAGAGTTTGATCCTTCCACTTTTGTTGAGTTGGAACCGACTCTCAAAGAAGCTAAGAGCGATACTGTTGTGTTCTCTTTTGGTCGCATGAACCCTGTTACTATTGGTCACGAAAAACTTGTGAACAAAGTAAAAGAAGTTGCGAAGAAAGAAAAGGCAGAAGCACGTGTCTATCTTTCTCATACTCAGAACAACAAAAAAGATCCACTAAGTTATAAAGACAAGTATCGGTTTGCCAGAAAGGCATTCGGTTCTGTCATGATCAACTCTAAAGCGAAACAGGTTTTCCAAATCGCTGCAGAACTCGAATCATCAGGATACAAGAAGATCGTCATGGTCGTTGGTTCTGATCGTGTAACAGAGTTCAAAACAATCCTAGACAAATACAACGGTAAAGAATATAACTTTGCAGAGATCAAAGTTGTATCTGCAGGTGAGCGTGATGCTGATGCAGAAGGTGTTGAAGGAATGTCAGGTACAAAACTAAGAGGTATTGCCCAAAAGGGACAGTTTGACGACTATACAGATGAGAAGGGTAAGAAACAATTCGGTTTCAAAAGTGCCGCTGCATCTAAGTTATCAGACGCAGATAAGAAAAAGATGATGCAGTTGGTTCAGAAGAACCTTAAGGAAGAACTAGAAGAAGCGTTGACACGACAACAAAGAGTGGCACGTTCTCGTATGTTTAAACGAATTAAACACAAGATTAAAAAAGGTCGTGAAAGATCTGCAAGAAAACGTGCAACTTTAGATACGTTGAAAAAACGTGCGCATAAGGGTGCAAGAAACCTTCTCAAAAAGAAGTTGACTAAGGGTATGGACTACAAAACTATGTCCTATGGTCAAAGACAGGCAATTGATAAACGTCTCGCAAAGATCTCTCCATCACGTGTTAAGGCAATTTCTAAACGTCTTATTCCAACTATCAAGAAGCGTGAGACAGATCGTATTAAATCAAGAAATAACAAAAGACCCGCTGATCAATAGGTACTAATATGCGATTTACTAAATTCGTCAACGAAAAAATGAAAGTCTCACAGGATAGAGACGTGGATGAGTTGCCTGGCACTCAGCCATCAAAGTATTATTCTGGTGTCGATAAAGACGATAAAGAGAAACGTGCAAAGCAGTTTGCACGACAAGCAAAGATGTCTGACGATGATCCCAAAGCATATAAACCTGCGCCTGGTGACAAAGACACAAAAACAAAACCATCCTCACATACAAAGAAATTCAAACAGATGTACGGCGAAGGTGGTGCAAACCCTGCGCAACAAGCAGCGATTGCAATCTCTAAGAAAGAGAAAGCAGGAAAGCCTGGATACGATAAAGAAGGTAAGTCTTTAAAGAAAGAAGACCTTAAAGGCAACATGAAACATGCCGCAATGACTTTACAGAAAGTCTGGGATCGTAAAAAGAAAAACCCAAAACATGACATTGGTTACTATGCCGCACAGGTCGCACGTACGTATGCAGGTGTGAACGGTAGAGAACTGGTGAAGATGGTACAAGAGGAAGATCCTTGTTGGAATGGGTACAAACAGGTTGGTATGAAGAAAAAAGGGAACAAGATGGTTCCTAACTGTGTAAACGAAGATGTATCGCAAAAACAGATTAATGATCTAGAGAAATTTGCAGATCGTATTCTTGGCAAATTCAAAATCGACGTGGAGTTTACTAAACACTTCGTTGATAGAATGAATGACAAAAGAAACTCTCCCGATATCAAGGTTGCAGAACTTCAGAAGTTGTTCAAGAAAATCCAAAAGAATAAAGCTAAAGATGTTAAAGACAACAAAGGGATCGAAGCAGTCCTTAAAGATCTTTCGTCTGATCTAAACTTACCAGTTGTAATTAAAACTAAGGGTGACGAGATTGAACTCGTTAATAAAACAATCATGAGAAAAAAAGATTTCAAAACACCTTCTAAGGTAATCAAGTACGAAGAGTTCTCAACTATGGATGAGGCATCTCGTGCAGACATGGTAGCACGTAAGAGACCACACATGTTGTTGAAAGCTGGTAATCAAGGTGTTAAGTTTGATGGTCGTTTCAAAATGTTTAAGAAGAAACCAGAGTTGAGTGATGACGAGAAACCTCTTAAAGAGAGTCTTGACGACTTGACGTTCGACATTTATGACTTAATGGAATCTACAGTAGATGCAATTGAAGAAGATTCAGGTGAAGCATTGAAAAAGAAAGCAGATAAGTCTGGAATGCCTCTTGGTGTTCTTAAAAAAGTATTTGATCGTGGTGTTGCCGCATGGAGAACTGGACACCGTCCAGGCACTACTGCAACACAGTGGGGACTTGCACGAGTTAACTCGTTCACCACAAAATCATCTGGGACATGGGGCAAAGCAGATGCAGATCTTGCAAAGAAAGTAAGGAATGAAGAAATGAATGAAGGTAAATCATCTACTGGATACGAATTGTATCACAAAGATTTCTCGACTGCAATGCAACACGCATACAAACATGCGAAAGATAAGTTGAAAATTGAAATCGATCCTAGTGAGATTGATGACAAAGTTGCAACAGGTCCACGCAAACCCTCTAAAGGTAAAACAAACTCATACCGTCTAACAGATAAGTCTGGTAAAAAGGCAGTACAGATCCAAGTTTATAACATGGACAACAAAAAATACGAGTTAAACATGTATAAGGAAGACGTACAAATGGATGAAGCACCAAGACCTAGACGTAAAGGCGCACCAAAGATGACTGGTGACTCTGTTGCAATTCAACGTGCAAAAGATGCAGAACATAACAAAGCAATGGGTCGTACTAAGACAGGTCGTAAGAAACCAGTTCGCACAATGACATCCACTCAACGTTCTCTTGCCTCTCTACGTGATGACAAACAGGTAGATGAGATCGCACCAGTTCTTGGTGGTCTTGCAAAGGTCGCAGGTGGTGCGGCAGGTGCATTCATCGCAAAGAAAGTAATGAAGAGAGTTGCGAAAGCAGCAGTTAAAAAGGTAGGTAAAGCCGCCGCAGGTGCTGCCGCAGGATATGTTGCAGGTAAAGTTGCAGGTCATGCAGTAAACAAAGCGAGAGATGCTATGTCAAGTAAGAAGAAAACAGACGAATCATTTGACGCTATGTTTGAAGAAACTGTTCATCAAGATCTCGTAGAGAATGCGAAGATGAAGAAAGCATTAGATTCAGCACTTAAATTCTTTACTAAAACAAGTAAAGGTAAGAATGACCGTGTACAAGAGAAGAACCGCATGGCAGCAATGGAGATGTTGAAAAACGATCTAGAAAAAGCTGGTGTATCTGAGAGAGACACAATGAAAGCATTCGGTGACTTGGACAATAAAATCTCTAACATGATGGGTGAGTCTCTTGATGAGGTTGCAGGTAGAGGAAAATGGCAGTACAAAGGTGACCAAGACTATATGGTTGGTGGTAATCTACGCTACGATGATAAACTTGAATACAGATTATCCAAAGCGGGTGCAGATATTCTAAACAAATTCATGAAACAGGCTAAAAATGACACTGATCGTGGTAAAGTCTGGGATATGTTCTCGCAATCAAAAGAGACTGGTAACAAAGCAAAAGGTCCTGGCAAGGCAATTGCACTTGCGAAGAGAATGATGAAAGAAAACCTTGACGAAGCAAAGTTAATGTCAGATGATGATGTTGCAAAAATGGTTGCTAAGAAATTAGGTAATAAGAAAAATACAGACAGTTATGACCAAATTGCAGTGATTAAAGGTATTTTGAACAAATCACCAAAGCAAAAAAGTCTTGCAACTGATAGAGAATTCATTGATGACGTTCTGGACATTCTCTTCAAGAAATATAAATTCAGATCAAACCAGAGAGAATCTGTTGAACTTGATGAAAGCAAAAGCCTGATCAAGGACTATGAAAAGTATATGTCGCAAGGTAATAAGAAAGATCACAATGCAATTGATTACTTGATGTCTATGCCAAAGTATAAGCGTATGTCGAGAGATCAGATGGCAAAGGCTATCGGTGATGCGAAGCGTAAAGGCATCTTCAGAGAAGAAGTAGAACTTGACGAACGCAACTACGCTAAAGAGTATGAGAACTACCATAGTAAACCAGAACAGATTGCTAACCGTTCATCAAGAAACAGTGCACGTAGAATTGTGGCTAAAACGACTGATGTTACAGGTAAGGATGTTGGACATAAAGACAACAACCCACTGAACAACGATCCTAAAAATCTACGTGTGGAAGACCCAAGTGACAATCGTCGTGAACCACGTTTACGCAAAGAAGGTGTCTTGGGTGCATTAGCTGGTGCAGGTATTGCCCATGCAGTTGGTGGTGGCACTGTTGCAAAGATTGCAGGTGGTGTTGCAGGTTCTATTGCGCAAAACGTTATGAAGAAACGCAAGAAGAACGAAAAGACTGTAGACGAAGGTATTTCTAAAAAAGATATCAAAATGGCAATCGGTATTGCATCTGACAAACGTTATGCAGGTGGTAACATGACTGGTGCCGTGAAGGTAATTGACAAAATCAGAAAAGGTTTGTCTAGTCACCCACAAGTTGCCGCAGTTCTAAGAAGACAGAACGAAGACTTGGAAGAGAACAAAAAAGCATCTCTTGCAAAGAAACTTGCAAAGGCATCCGCATCATCTAAAAAAGGTAAAGCAAAAGTATCTTTGAAGAAAGCACCTTGGGAAAAGAAAGAAGAACTTGAAGAGTTGACTAAATCTGAACTCAAACTGATTGACCAAATGTACGACAAGAAAGGTAACTTGACACCACTTGGTAAAAAAGTAATGGACGCAGGTAAAAAAAAAGTCAGTGAGGACGTAAACCTTGAAGAAGGTGTAAACGATCCAAGTATCTTCAAAGTGGTGTTCCTTGCAGGTGGACCAGGCAGTGGTAAGTCATTCTTAGTAGGTAAAACTGGATTACCTGCACTTGGTTTGAAACTAATTAACTCAGACCCTGCATTCGAAAAGCAGTTGAAGAAAGTTGGACTGAAAGCGACACCTGACGATATCTTCACACCAAAAGGTCAAGCGGCACGTGCAAAAGCAAAAGCAATGACTAAGAAACAACAAGAGTTGGCATTAGCTGGTCGTCTTGGTTTGGTGATTGATGGTACTGGTAAAGACTACGACAAGATTTCAGGACAAGTTGTTGACATGAAGAAAATTGGTTACGATGTTGCCATGATCTTTGTTAATACTAACTTAGAAACTGCAATCAGACGTGATCAAGATCGTCCAAGAACATTGGGTGCGAAAGTAGTTACGAAAATGTGGAAAGAAGTACAAGACAATATTGGTAAGTTCCAAAGATTGTTTGGTAACATGTTGATTGTTGTCGATAACTCAGATAACTCGAATTGGGAACATGGTGCTCTTGGTGCATATAAAGACATTACTAAGTGGGTTAACATACCTGCGAAGTCACCAATGGCGAAGAAATGGATCAAGTCACAGAAGGATGCACGTGGTATGACTGAGAGTGTCCCTGAATATGGTACTCCTGAAACTACTGAAAAGTTCGCATCGATGACACCAGGCGAAAAGTTCGCAAAGAATATTCGATTTAAAAAGAAAAAATAGGAGAAATCCAAATGAAATGGATCACAGGAAGACTTAAAGAACGTACCTCATGGGATGGTGCGTTTCTTGTTGGTTTGGGAATGATGGTATTATTCCTTGCACCATTGGCAAAAATAGCTGCAGGTATTGCAATCGCATACGGCGCATGGACAATATGGAAGTCTGAATAATGTATGAATATAGAGTAAAAATGCTTCGCATCGTTGATGGTGACACAGTAGATGTTGACATCGATCTAGGATTTGGTGTATGGTTGCGTAAAGAACGTGTCCGTATTATGGGTATCGACACACCTGAGTCACGCACACGTGATAAGGTAGAGAAGAAATTTGGTCTCGCTGCAAAAGCATGGGTCAAAGGTCTTATGCCTGTTGGTAGTCATCAGATCCTTAAGACTGAAATCGCCAGAGATGGTGAGGACAAAAAAGGTAAATTCGGACGTATCTTAGGTGACTTCCTAATCGATGATGTCAGAATGACTGATATGATGATCGAAGCAGGACATTGCGTACCATACTTTGGTGGTTCTAAAGAAGAAACACAGGCAGGACATATGAAAAATAGAGAACGTCTGATCAAAGAAGGTGTAGTAGTACTATGAAACGATTTAACGAGTTCAATGATATAGATGACGTTTGTGAAGACTGTAATATCTACGACGATCTCGTTATAGAAGCTTCAGAGTATCAAGGCAAGGAAGTATCCTTGAACGATCCTGTACGTGGTGGATCTAAAAAGTTCTACGTTTATGTGAAGAACGAAAAGGGAAACGTTGTTAAAGTTTCTTTTGGGGACCCTAACATGGAGATCAAACGTGACGATCCTGCACGAAGAAAGTCATTTCGTGCACGTCATAACTGCGCAGACCCTGGCCCAAAGTGGAAGGCGAGATACTGGTCTTGTTGGCAATGGAGAGCCAGTGCCAAGGTAGACAACTAAATAAATAGAATAAGAAGAACTAACACAAACCCTTAAGGAAAACAAAATGGACTTCAAAGATAAAATCGATAGTCTTTTCGGTGATCTCGTTCGACAGACACTAGAAGAGAGAAAGATCACTGCCGAAGATGCATCGAACAATAAGTCCGATGATGGTGAAGGTCTGGATAAAGCAGATCCGAAAGCAGCAGCAAAGAAATTCAAAGATCGTAAAGATAAAGATATCGACAACGATGGCGATACAGACAGTTCTGACGAGTATTTGCACAAACGCCGTAAAGCGATTGGTAAAGCATTGGCGAAGGAAAATTCTGCAAAAAAGCTTGAAGCGGTAGCTGTTACTGAAAAGAAAGATAAATTTGATCGTGACATGACTGCCGCTGAGAAAAAGAAATTCGATAAACTGTACAAGAAAGCAATTGGTTCACCTGAAGAAAAACGTTTTAAGTTAGACTTTAAAGGTTCTCAAGTTGCCGCAGATGATGCATTCCACGGAATGATTAGACGCAAGGCGATGGGCGAGTCAGTTTCACTTGAAGAAGGCATGGATAACGCCGCAAGAGACATGGAGTCTTACGCACGTAAATCTGGTGGTATCGACAAGAAAGATTTCAACAAAGCCGCTGCAATGATGCGCAAGGGTGATGAAAAGAAACTTGTTAAGTTTACGAATGATCAAGACACAGAAGTACGTGATAAGATTATCGACATTGTTGCAAAACAAGTTGGTGTTCCTAAAGCATCAAAGATGTTTAATGTCAGTATGCGTGAAGAGACTTCTGAAGTAGATCTTGATGCAATAATGGAATGGATCGGAGATACTGATATCGACGATCTCACCGAAGAACAACTAGACGAACTCATTGGACGTGCCATTAGAGGTGTCGCCAAAGGTGTTGGTGCAGTTGCCAGAGGTGCAGGTAAAGGTGCAGTAGGTGCTGTAAGAGGTGGTATTAAAGTCAAGAAGAGACTGTCTACTGCAGGTCGTGCAGATGCCGCAGATCAACGTGCGAGAAAAGCAGAGAAGAAAGCTTCTGATCGTGAACGTATGAACATTGCACGGAAACGTGAACAGGATGCGAAGAAAAGACTTCGTGACGCAAAACGTAATAAGAACAACACCGCAACTTCAACTACAACTGAAGCAGAGGTTGAGGAAGGTAAGCGTGGTTTCATCCTCGCTGCTAAACAGGCAAAAGAAAAAGGTGAAAAATCCTTTATGTTTGCAGGTACAGAATACCAATGTGAATCTTATCGTCTTGATGAAGCATCTAAAACTATTGATGCAATGATGCAAATTGTTGACAGGAAACAAGCGATGAAAGTCGATGGTGTTTTGGTTGACATGTTTACTGCATCTGCTATTACGCAAATTTACAGTAAAGTAAATGATGCGAACAAAGCAAAGATGGATAAGATGAAAGCAACTCAACTTGCAAACGTTGCAATGAAGTTGTTGAAGAAAGAAGAACTAGAAGAAGCCTCTAAGATATGTGAGTCCTGTGGTAAAGTCCACGAAGGTTCTTGCATGGAAGAAAAGACTGAGTGTCCTCAGTGCGATGGCGAAGGATGTGATCATTGCGATGGCAAGGGATATCACGACTCTGGTATCGAAGAGAAGAACAACTATGAGTACAAGAACGGTAAAGTTCACATCTCTAAGAAAGACTTCCGTAAGGTTCACAAAGACTATAAGAACTCTACCAAGGGTAAAGAACGTATGACGGTTCTTGATCCTAAGACACAAGCTACAGTTTCTGCACTTGTACAGTTCACAGAGTCTTCTTTCAAAATGAAGTTTAAAAGATCTCTCAGTAAACGTCTTGGTGAATCATCCAAGAATGAAGAGAAATCTGATGAGGTCGCAAATAGATATAATGAACTTAAAACATTAGCGCCAGTGGAATTGATGAAACTTTATCAAAAGCATTACGGAGACGATGACATAGATAAAGCAAAGAACATGGATAAATCACAACTAATTTCTAAAATTGTCGATAAAGAATTCGAAAGCACAGGAGAAGAATAATGGCACAATGGGGAAAAACAGATACACTGGCAGACGCACCTAAGTATCTTTCAACAGAGGCTGCACAGCCTAACAAATCACATGACAAAGACAATGCCGTCTTTGTTGACACAACTGAAGCAGGTGTTGCATCAAACAGAGCAAAGGGTCTTAAGACTCCAGGCTGGAACTTGTATCACACCTATACAGACGCAAATGGAAACACTCGTCATAAGACAGAATCACTCATTGCAATGAAAGTAACTGCGGCAGACGCAGGTGACTTGGGTATAACAGGTGATACAGTAGACGAAGATCCAAAAGTTGCGGATAGCTAAGAACTGAATAATAAATTATGATATTGACAGAATCAACTTTTTTGATGTACGCTATGAAAAACTATGACAACCCTCACTGTTCGGATATGTCCGAATTTGAGGAAGACATAAAGCGTTTTCAATACTTAAGAAAACTCTTTGGTCGTTATAGATTGGAAAGCCAACTAAAAGAAAGGTTGATTCTGAATCATATGATCATCATATACAATGTATTTGGTGGAAATGGAACCCAAATGTTGTTCATGAAATTGCCAGAGTACCATGAGTACTTGAAACCATTTTGTGAATATCTAAATTATATGCCTGAACTCATAGTCTATGAGGGGTTATCTATACACAGAGATAGTATAGTATCAGACGAACAAATATCTCTAGTACTTAAAGGAATATAAACATGGTCGTAGATCTGTTTCTAGTATACAATTTCATTCGTAAACTTGTCACTCCTTTCGAGAAGTGGGAAGCGAATAAGCTTGGAATTATTGACGACAAGGGTAATATTCTTATCAAACGAAAAGATTTCACTAAACGTGCGCAACGACAAGCGTTTGGTATATTTGATCTTATGATCCTCAATCTTAAAAAGGTTCTTGCAAAAGTGCCTGGTGGGTCTACAAGGTTTGCTTCATACGCAGCGGCATTGTTTCTTATTAAAGAATATAATCATTTTTCTGAAGATTCCCTCTTGACAGAGGATATGGATGATGATATAATAGAGCCAGCGCTTTTGAAATTTGAGAATGAACTAAATCATATCTTGGGTCATCAGGGAGATTTAAGTGAAGGAGATTCGTAATGGCAATTGGAATGGAATTTATCTCCAACTACTTTGGTGGAGGTCGGCCTGATGCAATTAGTGAATATTATGGTGTCGGTCCTGGCATCCCTACATCAGGGACTATTCGGTTCTCTGACTTCGACACCTATTTCCGTAATAGAGGCATCACTCCAGGCGCAACATCAGTTACTTTCTCGTTAACAGTGGACGTATAATCATGCCAAAAGGTACTATCTTTAAAAAACCAGAAACCGCAAAAGAGTTTGCAAACCCTGAAGTTCTTATTCAGGGTTATGGTCGTATGCCACTCAACACTCTTAAAAAGAAGGTTGAGAAAGATCATGTTGCCGCTACTAGGTTCCTTAAGATGGGGAACTACGAAGGTTATGACTATGCTATGGAACTGTTACAAATGTTTGTTACTGCCATAGTAGATGTAGAGAAAGAAATGTCTCTACCAAGATACAAACGTCATAAGAAACGTTTATCAGAAGAACCTGCGAACAACGCAGGTGGCGGAAACATTGCAGGTATCGGGGTTGGTCCTGATGGAGAACCTGGCATTGGAAGACGTGCTTTGCGTAAACGGAAGAAAGAAAATCAAAAAGCGTTCCGTAAATTTATAAATACAACGTTGAAACCGTAATTTAAGAAAATATAATAGGAGATAATCATGTCTGTAGAAGATATCATTAAGTCTGCGCTGGCCAACGAACCAGTGCAAATGAAGAAAGCTTTTGACGAAGAGATCCAAGGTCGTGTTCATGCCGCTCTAACATCTAAGTACGAAGACATGGCAGAAGCCAAAGTCGAAGAAAACGAAGATGAAGACGAGGATGACGAAGACGAAGAAGAAGATCAAGTCAAAAAGAAAAAAGACGATGACGAGGAAGATGACGACGAATAAGTCGTCTTCATGTTATGTTTGCATCAATTAAAATCGCTGCAGTAATTGTAGTACTTGCTACGGGCGGGGTTGGTTACCTATATGTAACTCAACTCCAATCAGACTTGGAGACCGCCCGTGCTAACGTTGCAAAGATGGAAGTTGCAGTTCAGACTGCAGAGGCATCCATCAAAACTCTCCAAGAAGATACACAGAGACTTACTGAATTAAATCAAGGTCTACAAAGTAATCTTCAACAGGCAGAGCAGTACGGAGATAATCTTCGTTTAAAACTCCAAAGACATAATTTAACCGCAAGGGCTTTAAAAGACCCTGCCGATCTTGAAGGATCTATGAATGGTGCGACAGCAAAATTATGGCGTGAATTGGAACAAGACACTGGTGGGAACGGTAATGCTCCTCTTCCTAACTGGTTGCAGTCTAGGGAATCCAGAACCGAAAGTAGTGACGGTAACGGAGATACAGAAGACGCAAGTTCCGACAGTAGCACGTCCCAAACCGATTAATCTAACGGACACACGTCTCTACGTGGTCAATGAAGATAACATTGAAGACTTCTTAGCAGAGTTCGAGGAAGTGAATGGTAACCGTGCATTTGTTGCGTTCTCAGTGAAAGATTATGAGAACCTTGCATTGAATATTGCCGAACTGCGACGATATATCAAGCAACAAGGCGAAATAATTCTTTATTATGAGACTGCAGTCACAGAAACGGAATAAATAAAAAAATAAAGATGTCAAAGTGAAACAAATTCGGGGGGCTGCTTAGTCCCCTTTTTTAATAAATATGGATGAAGCGTGAAACTATCTGGAAAGCTAAAGGGACAGAGCAAGACCAATGGCAAACAAAGAAACAGAATTATCGACTGACATAGCACTTATTAAATCTGACATCAAGCAGATCAATAAGTTCTTCGGGCGTGTAGAAAGTTCTATGGAGATCCTCACAGAAATCCAACGACAAACTGCGCTCAACACACAGAGTTCAGAGTACCACGCATCCAAGATCGATCAAATCGATAAAGAAGTAGATGGATTTAAAAGAGAGGAAGGTCTCAGGATGACAGTCCTGAGTGATCGCCTCGAAGAGTACAGAAGAATGGCAAGAGACGATCATGCCAAACTTACTGAAAAGAATAACAGAGTACGTTCCGAATCGCAAGATGCAGTTCTAGACAGAATTGACAAAATGGAACGTGGACTACATGAACGTATCACATTTCAGACAAAACGTGTCAATAGTCTGGAAAATTGGAAGTATTATATGATGGGTATGGGTGCTGTTATCATCCTATTAATTGCAAGAATCAATTGGCCATCATTTTTTAGTTGACAAACCTTTCTGATTGGTGTATGATATACAAATCAGATTGAAGGATTCTCTATATTATGGTTGCATTTACAGACTTGCACTACGCCCAGATGTTGTCTGGACGTTTAGAAAACTTTCGCATACGTCATACAAATCCCTACAAGATCAATTTTAGGTGCCCTATATGCGGTGACTCTCAGAAGTCTCGCACTAAGTCACGTGGATGGTTACTAGAGAAGGACAACAAATTCCTCTTCTATTGTCACAACTGTGGCGCAAGCCATGGGTTCCAAAACTTCCTAAAGACAATCGATCCTTTACTCTATAACGACTATGTCGCAGAGAAATTTATCCAAAAGGATAAGAAAGACTCTGTTGATGGTTTAGATAAATTCAAAAGTGATACTGGCAAGAAACTTTCTACCCTTAAAGAGAATCCTTTAAAAAAAATAAAAAAAGTTTCTCAACTTTCTCACACTCACGCTATAAAAACTTATATAAGTAGTAGACAGATTCCGGCACGTCACCACTATCGACTGTATTATGTGAAGTCGTTCAAGAGCTGGATAAACGGAATCATTCCAAATAAATTCGATAACCTAGACAAGGATGAACCACGACTAGTAATACCCTTCTTTGATAAAGAGAAGAAAGTGTTCGGCGTTTCTGCACGTGGTTTCAATCCCAATGGAGTTAGATATCTTACAATCATGTTCGAAGACCGTCCCAAGGTGTTTGGACTCGACACAGTAGACTTTAACAAACAGTACTTCGTTGTGGAAGGTGCACTAGACAGTTTATTCTTAAGTAACGCATTGGCAATGGCAGGTGCGGATGGTAACGTATCCGCCTTCGAAAAGATTGAGAACGCAGTATTCGTATTTGATGCAGAACCACGCAACAAAGAAATCCATCAGAGAATGGAGAAAATGATTAAGCAGGGACACAACATATGCATATGGCCAAGTAATGTCAAAGGCAAGGACATTAATGAGATGATACTCAATGGCGAACGAGATGTAGAACAAATTATTAGAAAAAATACGTACAAAGGTTTAGAAGCAAACCTTAGATTACAAAGATGGAGAAAAACATGAAGACACGATTGATTAGCTATAGTCAACCGCCTGAAGAAGATTTCATTGGTTTAGATGATATTCAAGATCTCATCGCATACTGCGCAAGAGTATCCAACCCAGATAATCAAAACAACAAAGACACCGCAGAAAAACTGTTAAACTATCTTGCAAAGCATAAACACTGGTCACCATTCGAAATGGTATCTGCATGTGTAGAAGTAGAAACGACACGTGATATTGCACGTCAACTTCTACGTCACCGTTCTTTCTCTTTCCAAGAGTTTTCGCAACGATATGCAGATCCAGTGAAAGATTTGGAATTCGTGAAGCGTGAATGTCGTTTACAAGATCCTAAGAACCGTCAGAACTCTATTGAGATCGAAGGTGATCCTTCATTGATAGAGAACACAAAACATCAAGAACTCATTGCAGAATGGAACAGACGACAGTCTGGGGTAATTGATCTTGTTAAGAGGAATTACAATTGGGCAGTTGAACAGGGTATTGCAAAAGAACAAGCACGTGCGCTACTTCCAGAAGGACTGACAGTGTCACGTCTGTATGTAAACGGTACTATTAGATCATGGATTCACTATGTAGAACTTAGATCCGCAAACGGTACTCAAAAGGAGCATATGGAACTCGCAAGAGAAATTGGTAAAGCCATCACAGGCATTTTCCCTCTCGCAAAAAAATATATTAACAAATAGGAACATCTAATGACGCAAGTAACCAAGCGAGATGGATCTAGAGAAGAACTCGACATCGAAAAATTACACAAAGTGGTTTTCCACGCATGTGATGATATTACAGGTGTAAGTGCAAGTGAAGTCGAAATCAAATCTCAGATCCAATTCTATAACGGAATAACAACAACTGAGATCCAAGAGACACTGATTAAAGCTGCCGCAGATCTTATTACTGAAGAGACACCTAATTACCAATACGTTGGTGGTCGACTTATCAACTATCAAATCCGAAAAGAAGTGTATAATGGTTATGAACCATGTTCTGTAAGAGAGTTAGTTGTACGTAACACCGATAAGGGTTTCTATGATCCTGAGTTACTTGAACAATATGATGACGAAGAGTGGGATCGCATAGATACGTTTGTTAATCACAACCGTGATGAAAACCTTACATACGTTGCAATGGAACAGTTGCGTGGTAAATACCTAGTACAGAACCGTGTAACGAATGAGATCTTTGAAACACCACAAATGTGTTACGTATTGATCGCCGCAACTTTATTTCAAAACTACCCAAAAGAAACTAGGATGCAATGGGTAAAGGATTATTACAATGCAATCTCAACCCACGATATTTCTCTCCCTACTCCTGTTATGGCTGGTGTACGAACTCCACAACGTCAGTTTAGTTCCTGCGTACTTATTGAAACTGGGGATAGTCTCGATTCTATTAATGCAACCAGTTCTTCTATTGTTAAGTACGTAAGTCAAAAAGCAGGTATTGGTATTGGTGGTGGTAACATCCGTGCGATTGGTTCTCCCATTCGTAGGGGTGACGCATTCCACACAGGTATCATTCCTTTCTACAAGCACTTCCAGTCTGCAACTAAGTCCTGTTCACAGGGTGGTGTTCGTGGTGGTGCAGCAACTATCTACTATCCTCTCTGGCACTATGAAGTCGAGGATATGTTGGTGTTGAAGAACAACAAGGGTACAGAAGAAAACCGTGTGCGTCATATGGACTATGGTGTACAGTTCAACAAACTTATGTACGAACGTCTTATCCAAGGTGGTGACATTACTTTGTTCTCTCCTAGTGACGTGCCTGGATTGTATGATGCGTTCTTTGCAGATCAAGACAAGTTCAAGGAACTCTATGAGACTGCAGAACGCAATACACGTCTTCGTAAGAAAACAATCAAGGCGATTGAACTGTTCTCTGCATTCATGGAAGAACGTAAAAACACAGGTCGTATCTATCTACAGAATGTGGACAATGCAAATGATCATGGTTCATTCCTACCAGATGTTGCGCCTATCAGACAATCTAATCTATGTGCAGAAATCGATCTACCAACAAAACCGTTGAATGATATCAATGATGCAGAGGGTGAAATTAGTCTCTGTACACTGTCTGCAATCAACTGGGGTAATGTTCGTTCACCAAGAGACTTTGAACGTGCCTGTACGCTCGCTGTACGTGGACTCGACGCATTGTTGTCTTATCAGAACTATCCTATCCTTGCGGCACAACTCTCTACAGAGAAACGTAGACCTCTTGGAGTGGGTATCATTAACTTCGCATACTTCATGGCGAAAAACGATTTGACTTATCAGGACATCACCCCACAAGGTTTGTCACTGATTGATGAGTACGCTGAAGCATGGTCATACTATCTGATCAAAGCCTCTGCAGATCTCGCAGTTGAGATGGGTGCACCAAGTGGTGTTATGGAAACAAAATATGGACATGGTATCACACCAAACATGACATACAAAACTGATCTTGATGAGTTGATCAAACATAAAGAACGTATGCCGTGGAAGAGTTTACGCAACCAGTTAAAGAAGACAGGTATTCGAAACTCTACTCTCATGGCATTGATGCCTGCTGAAACATCTGCACAGGTTGCAAATGCGACGAATGGTATCGAACCACCTCGTTCATTAATCTCTGTAAAACAGTCAAAACATGGCGTTTTAAAGCAAGTTGTACCAGAGTTCAAAAGATTGAAGAATAAATACGATCTCCTATGGGATCAAAAGTCTCCTGTAGGTTACCTACAAATTATGGCTGTACTGCAGAAATACATTGACCAAGGTATCAGTATCAATACAAGTTATAACCCAGTGTTCTCAGAGAATGAAAAGATTTCCATGTCTGAGATGTTGCAACACGTATTGATGTTCTATAAGTTGGGTGGTAAACAATTGTATTACTTCAACACATATGATGGTCAAGGTGAAGTAGACGTTGACAAGATGATGCAAGGTGAATTAGAACAAACTCCAATAGATGACGAAGATTGTGAATCATGTACAATTTGATCTTGACATTTTGATCAAATGATATTATAATACACTAGAATCACAGACAAGGAAGAATCGATGAGCGTTTTCGATACGAAGAATAAAGCAGACCACACAAAAGTAACAGCTTTCTTGGACCCATCGGGCGGTCCAACAATCCAACGTTATGATCAATTGAAATACAAATCATTTGATAAACTGACGGATAGTCAGTTGGGTTTCTTTTGGAGACCAGAAGAGGTGGACATCTATCAGGATGCAAAAGACTTTAAAGCATTGACTGATCATGAACGTCATATCTTTACATCGAACCTAAAACGACAGATCCTTCTAGACAGTGTACAAGGTCGTGCACCAGTAGAAGCGTTCTGTCCTATTGTAAGTCTTCCAGAGATTGAGAACTGGATTCAGACTTGGACATTCAGTGAGACAATTCACTCACGTTCATACACACACATCATCCGTAATGTCTATTCTAATCCTTCTAAAGTGTTTGATGAGTTGATGTCTATCGCTCCTATCATTGATTGTGCAGAAGATATCTCTAAGTACTATGACGATCTTATTGAAATGAGTTCTTGGTACAACCTGTTGGGTGAAGGTACACATCAAATTACGAGTAATCGAAAAGCACGTAATGTGACTGTGGATCTATATGAACTAAAGAAACTTCTATGGTTGACGTTGATGAGTGTGAACATCTTGGAAGGCGTACGCTTTTACGTATCTTTCGCATGTTCATGGGCATTCGCAGAACTCAAGAAGATGGAAGGTAACGCAAAGATCATCAAGTTGATTGCACGTGATGAGAACTTGCACTTGGCAAGTACACAGTTACTACTGAAGACACTGAAGAAAGATGATCCAGATTTCATCAAAATCGCAGAAGAAACAAAAGACGAATGCATTAAAATGTTCGTAGATGCAGTAGATCAAGAGAAGCAATGGGCAGACTATCTGTTCAAAGATGGTTCTATGATTGGTCTCAACGCAGTTCTACTTGGTGAGTATATCGAATATATCTGCACTCGACGTATGAAAAACGTTGATCTTGAATCTCCTTATAATGTTAAAAACAACCCACTTCCTTGGACACAGAAGTGGATCTCTGGTGCAGAAGTCCAAGTCGCACCACAAGAGACTGAGATTACATCTTATGTTTCTGGTGGAACTAAACAAGACGTATCAGAAGATTCATTTAAAGGGTTCAGCTTATGACGATAGAAATATACGGTAAAGACAACTGTGCATATTGCACGAAAGCAATTAATCTTGCAGAGATCCAAAGTATGGATTTCACCTATAAAAAACTTGATGTAGACTTCAATCGTGAAGAAATGATGTCTATGTTCCCTACTGCACGTACATTTCCTCAAATCAAAGTTGATGGTAATGCTATTGGTGGATATGAACAGTTCATGGAGTATGTTAAGCAGGCTGCCTAAATAACCCTAGATGAAGCAATTTAAGATGGGTACAATGGTTGAAAAAGATCGTTTCGAAGAAGTAGTTTCTAGTTTCAAATCAGCAGGTAATTATAGAGTATTTAATGACATCCTTAGAGAGCGAGGGAAGTTCCCTCGTTCTATTTGGTATGGTAAGTACGCACCCAAAAACATTGTGAACTGGTGTTCCAATGATTACTTGGGAATGGGTCAAAACCAATACGTCATAGATGCAATGCATACTGCGTTGGATCAGACTGGTGCAGGTTCTGGTGGTACACGCAACATTGGTGGTACTTCACATTACCACGTAACTCTTGAAAGTGTTCTTGCAAATCTACACAAGAAAGAGGGAGCGTTACTGTTCTCTAGTGCATATGTCGCCAACGAGTGGTCATTGATTGCACTATCACGCATTATTCCAAACATCTGTTTTATTTCAGATAACAAAAATCACGCATCTTTGATCATGGGAATGAAACATAGTCGTGCGGATAAGATTGTCTTTAAACATAATGACATGAAAGATCTGACTAAGGCACTCAAGACTGCAAAGAAAAATGGTCA